ATGACGTCAATTTTGCTGACGGCGCCGGCCATTGAGCCGGTGCCGCTCTCCGAGGCAAAAGCCTTTTTGCGCGTCGACACTGACGAAGAAGATCCGCTCATTGCGGCGCTAATCGCCAGTGCTCGCCAATATATCGAGACGCGGACACAGCTCGCGTTGATCACCCAGAGCTGGCGTTTGGTGCTTGATTCCTGGCCGGCGTGCGGCTGCGTCGACGTACGGCCAGGACCGTTCAAATCGGTGGCTGCGGCGCGCGTCTTTGATTTTGAAGGGAATCCGCACGGCGTCGATACGCAGGCATTTGTGCCGGATTTCGGCGCGTCCACGCTTGCTTTCATACCTTGGTCAGTGCCGCTGCCCACGCGCGTTGCCGCCGGAATCGAAATCGATGTGATCTGCGGTTATGGCAATGCCGAGATCGATGTGCCGGATCCGTTACGCCAGGCCATCCGCCTCTTGGCCGCTCACTGGTTTGAAAACCGCGGACTGATTGCTTCCGATGCCGCAGCGGTGGTGCTGCCTGCGAGTGCGGCCAGCTTGATTGCGCCTTATCGCCTGGTGTCGCTGTGATCGGGCCGGGACAGCTCAGCCGCCGACTGACGCTGGAGGCGGCGGTCGAAAGCGATGACGGCACGGGGGGAGTGGTACGGCTCTATGAGGCCGTCGGTAAAGTCTGGGCGCAGGTGAACCCCGTCGCCATGCAAGGTGACGTCCGTGCCGACGCCTTTGGCGGTGCGCTACGTTACCGCATCATTCTGCGTGCGGGACCAATGATCAGCACACGCCATCGCTTTCGCGACAGCAGTGGCCAGATCTATCGCGTCAACGCCGTACGCCCCAGCGCCGATCGCCGCTTCACAGAAATCGAAGTCGAAGTCCGCGAGGACTGAACCTCGTCTCTCTTAAAGAGGATTCGAATATGCCAACTGCCGCTTCGGCAGCGCTGCGCGCTGCCGTCCACGATACTTTGACGACCAATGCTGGGGTGATTTCAGTTCTCGGGGGACCGAGAATCTATGACGAACCGCCGGGTGCCCCGACGTTTCCTTATGTCACGATCGGTGAGACGCGTATTGGCGATTTTTCTACCGGCGGCGAACCGGCCCAGGAGCATCAGCTGACTTTGCATGCCTGGTCTCGGCAAGGTGGGCATCGCGAGGCGCACATAATCGCCGGCGCACTTTTGCAGGCGCTCGACGATGCCCCATTGGCGCTTGCCGGTCACCATTTGGTCAATTTCCGCTTTGCCATCGCCGATGTGCGGCGTGAGGCGGACGGACGCACATATCACGCCCTGGTGCGTTTCCGCGCGGTGACCGAACCGGCTTGATGGCGCAGATATCCCAAACGATTTAACTCAAGGAGCACCTAATGAGCGCACAAAAAGGAAAAGACCTTCTCATCAAGATTGCCGATGGAACAGGCTTTACGACCGTCGCTGGTCTGCGTACGCGGCGGCTTGCCTTTAATGCCGAGACCGTCGACGTCACTCATGCAGAAAGCGCCAATCGCTGGCGCGAGCTGCTCGATGGTGCCGGCGTCAAACGTGCATCGGTCTCGGGGCGTGGTCTTTTTAAAGACGCCGCCACGGACGCGCTGATGCGGCAGACTTTCTTCAGCGGCGCAATCATCGCGTACCAGATCGTCATTCCCGCGTTCGGCGCCGTACAGGGGCCATTTCAGGTCACCAATCTAGAATTTGCCGGCGAACACAATGGTGAGGTGACCTACGACATGGCGCTGGAATCCGCCGGCGAGCTCGCTTTTACGGCGGCAAGCTGACGCTGCAGGGAGAAATGACATGGCCAATCGCTACCGCGGTGAAATCGAGGCCGAGATCGGTGGAACGCGCCGGCGGCTGTTACTGACCCTGGGCGCGCTCGCCGAGCTTGAGGACGCTTTTGGCGCCGATGATCTTATTGCGTTAACCGAGCGTTTTGAATCCGGTCGCCTGAAAGCGCGCGATCTTATCCGCATCATTGGTGCCGGCTTGCGCGGGGCGGGAGAGACCGTAAGCGACGAAGCTGTGGCGGCAATGGCGACCGATGGTGGCGCACCTGGCTTTGTGCGCATAGCAGCCGAGTTGATCGCCGCCACGTTTGGCGAGCCCGCCAGATGACACCGTTTCCCTGGAAGCAGGCAATCGGCTTTGCGTTCGGCGTGCTTCGGCTTGCACCGGAACAATTCTGGCGCATGACGCCCCGAGAATTGAGCTACGCAATCGAAGCGGTCACCGGGCGCTCCGCCCCACTCGACCGCGGCACATTAACCGAATTGATGAAGAGATATCCCGATGTTGGTCTCCGATAATGATTTCGGCAATGACGTGCCGAAAAATGATTTTCCAGGAACTGCAGAGCGAGTGCGCGACAGCACCAATGCTCTTGGCTTCAGTGCCGCAAGCTTTGCCAAAGCAATGACCAAGGCCTTCGCCGACGCAACGGTCGGCGGCAAGCAATTCGACGATGTGCTCAAGCAACTGGCTTTGCGGCTCTCGGGCATGACGGTGTCACAAGCCTTTCAGCCACTCGCCAAAGGCATCGCCGGAAGCCTGGGTAAACTGATTGGCGGCATTTTTGGTGATGACAGTGACTCGGGCGGAAAAAGCCAGGGGCGCGCACCGCCGGGCACGGTGATCATGAATGCCGTGTCTGGCCTGACGCCC